GCCGTAAAAAATATTTTAGCCACAGGATTCCCATTAGGACAATTTGAACAGACCCTAGCAGGTACAACTGGTGGGCTACTTGATAACATTTTGGCCTTGAGAGATGGCACAATGAGTACAGTTGACTTTGCTCAACAACTTGAAAAACAAAGTGATGTGTTTTTAAATCAGTTTGGGCCGGAGGTTTTAAGAGCCGCTGGTAATATTGGTGAAGTAGGTAATGGCTTAATTGCTTTCAGAAATGCAATTGGTACTTCGGCACAACTCAGCACTGATCAAGCTATGCAGGCTGATGCCTTAACAGGTCAAATTGGTATCACACAAGAAGCATTTAGAAGATTCAAAGCAGACATAGAAGGAATACAAACAGGATTTTTACAAGAGTTTGGTCCAAATATTGCAAGTTTCCTAGTAGGCACAGACAAAAATTTAGAACTTGTTTCTAAAAATTTAAAACAATTACAAAAAGATTTTCCGTCAGAAATGGCCGCCGCAGTTATCGGTGCAAATATGTTGCGTTACGGTGCTGACATAGGAAAAGAAATTGGAATAGTTGCCGCTGGTGTTAAGTTAGGAGGCCTCACCAATCTAGGTGGTACACTATTAAGAGGTGGACTTAAAGCTGGAGGACTTGGTCTTGGAGCGGCAGGTGTACTTGCCGGAGGAGCCCAGGCGTCACAAGGCAATGCTGTAATGGGTGTTGGCGGTGCCGCTTTATCAGGAGCGTTAGCAGGAGCTATGTTTGGTTTACCTGGTGCAATAGTTGGAGGACTTGTTGGAGCCGGCTACGGACTCATGAAGCTGTCAGATGTTGATGGAAAACAATTTGGTGGATCATTGTCAGCAGGAGAACCAGCACTAGTTGGTGAAAGAGGTCCAGAACTATTCATACCAAATAACGCCGGAAATGTTGAACCAATGCTTATTAGTAAAAGTCCATTGGGAGTCACAGCATCCAGCCCAGGTGGTAATGTTGATTTGGGCAGAATTGAAGAAATTTTTAGTTCTCAAAATACCACTTTCAAGCAGTTTGCAGATATGTCCGCTAACATGGAAAAACATTTAAATACATTAGTTGGCATAAGTGCCAAAACAGAAAAAAATACGGAAAACAGTACAAGAAAACTTGCAAATTTGAACAGTTCTCTTGTATAATATAAACAATGGCTTGGAAAAAATATTTTAAAGACGCAAACTTATCGCCCATAGCAGGAGATAGAAATCCACAATTCGCAAAAAGAAATTACTCGAGTTATCTTCCTGATGTTTACACAGGACATCCAAACAGAATACAAAGATACTTTCAATATGACCAAATGGATTCGGATTCAGAAGTTAATGCGGCACTTGATATTCTTGCAGAATTTTGTACACAACAAAACAAAGAAAATGAAACTCCTTTTGATATTGTGTTCAAAGGTGATGTAACAGATTCAGAAGTTAAACTTTTGAAAAAAGCACTGCAACAATGGACCAAGTCAAACAAATTTCAAAAAAGAGTATTTAGAATTTTTAGAAATACTTTAAAGTACGGTGACTGTTTCTTTGTAAGAGATCCAGAAACAAACAGATGGTTATACATTGATCCTGCAAAAGTTGACAGAATTATTGTCAATGAATCAGAAGGCAAAAAGCCAGAGCAGTATGTTGTAAGAGACATCAATCCTAATTTACAAAGATTAAGTGCAACACAGATTACGCCAAACCAAACATACGGTGGAGGTGGCACAACAGGTGGCACATACAATCAAAACTATGCAGGTGCAGGTCAAGGCACAACAATGACAAACGCAGGCATGGGCAGTGGAGCTCAAGGTGGTAGATTCTACAGAGCAATGAATCAATATTCAATCAATGCAGAACACGTGGTACACATGAGTATGAGTGATGGCTTAGATAACTTATTCCCATTTGGGCAATCAATATTGGAACAAGTTTTCAAAGTGTACAAACAAAAAGAATTACTAGAAGATGCAATTATAATTTACAGAGTACAGAGAGCACCAGAAAGACGTGTGTTCTATATTGACGTAGGAAATATGCCTACCCACTTGGCTATGCAATTTGTTGAAAGAGTCAAGAACGAAATTAACCAAAGAAGAATTCCAAGCACATCAGGTGGTGTCAATTACATTGATGCCACTTACAATCCAATGTCAATCAATGAAGATTACTTCTTTCCGCAGACAGCAGAAGGACGTGGATCTAAAGTTGATACACTACCGGGTGGTACAAACTTAGGTGAAATAGATGATCTTAGGTTCTTTACTAACAAACTGTTTAGAGGTTTAAGAATACCAAGTTCATACTTGCCAACTGGCGGAGATGACGGAGCTCAACAGTACAATGATGGCAGAGTAGGAACTGCGTACATACAAGAATTAAGATTCAACAAATACTGTGAAAGACTACAAAGAAATGTTGGCGGTATTTTTGACGAAGAATTTAAACTGTGGATCAAGAACAAAGGTTATTCAATGGACAATGCTTTGTTTGAAATTAAAATGAATCCACCGCAAAACTTTGCACAGTACAGACAAACTGAAATGGATCAACAAAGAGTTGGCACATTTGTACAAGTAAGTGAATTACCTTACATGAGCAAAAGATTTGCACTGAAAAGATATTTGGGCTTAACAGAAGAAGAAATGACAGACAACGCTTCTTTATGGGCTGAAGAAAATGATGTTAAACAAAAAACACCTACAAAGAGCTCACAGCTTAGAACAGGTGGCGTAACACAATCGGGTATAGCTAGTGACTTAGATAACTTAGAAGATCCACAAGCACCAGACACAGGCGAACCGCCAGCACAAACTCCAGGAGCAACACCAGGACAACCACCAGTGCCAGGCACTACACCAGGGGCCGGCGGAGGCAGAACTTAAAATAAATAGAGCAATGATATTAAAAGAACTTTTTACACAGAGCGAACAAGGATTTGAACAGCAAAAAAACTACAATGCTGAAGACGATATATCTGTGTTAGACAAAGAAGACACAAGAAAAACTAGACTTACCTTAAAAGACATTAACAAAATGAGATTAGCATCTGAGCAACATGATGCTGAACAAAAAGAAGAAGCTAAATTTGTCCAGAAGATGTACGGACAACCTGCCCCAGAAGATAATTTAACTTTATAATGAGTCAAACAGCGTTTGTATTAGGCAACGGTGAATCACGTAAGGGTATAAGAATATCCGAACTGCAAAAACACGGCAAAGTATATGCCTGTAATGCCGTGTACAGAACCGAAACACCAGACTACTTGGTTGCAGTTGATCCAAAAATGATATTTGAAATTGGAGAAACTGATTATGCAAAAAACAATCAAGTTTGGAGCAACTATAATCATCAGTACAACAAGAAAAAAACAATAATGGATCATGTGAAATGGTTCAAACCCAGCTTGGGCTGGAGCTCAGGTCCCACTGCATTGAAAATGGCGGCTGACAGCGGACTGTATAACAACATTTACATACTAGGATTTGACTATCAAGGACTGCCAAGAGATCATAAAAATCATAGATTTGCTTTGAACAACCTATATGCTGACACAAGAAATTACAAACGTAGCATAGACGAAGCCACCTATTATGGCAATTGGATGAACCAAACTAAAAGAGTTCTTAACGATTACAAACAGATAACTTTCCACAGAGTCATTCCAAGAGACTGGTTCAGACCACACGATTTAGAATTCAACAAAAACTTTAAACACCTAGATTTAGACAAATTTAAGCAAATATATAATATTACTGTTGAAAATACCAAAAAATAGCCTTTTTTGGCCTAAAACCAACCCAAAATACATCGTTTGATGTAAATACTTCACTTATAAGTAACAAACCTTGCAAACAAGCAAAAAAGGAGCACGTGCAATGAGTAATAAATTTGAACAATTACTAGAATTGCTAATCAACGAAGAAACAGATAAAGCAGAAGCTTTATTCCACGAAATCGTAGTAGAGAAGTCAAGAGACATCTACGAAGGATTAGCAGACGAAACAACTACAGAAGCAAAAGCAGAAGAAAAAGCTGATGCTAAAGTAGAAGAAACTGAAGAGTCAAAAGACGAAGCAGTTAAAGAAGAGTCTAAAGAAGAAGCAGTTAAAGAAACTGAAGCTTCAGAAGAGTCAGAAGAGAAAGCTACAGAAGGTGAAGACGTAGAAGTAGCAATCGAAGATGACAAAACAGACGAAGCAGAATCTAAAGAAGAAGAATCAATCGAAGAAGTAGGTGGAGATGCAACTGACGAATTAGTCAAAGATATCGCCGCAGACGAAACAGGTGAAGCAGAAG